CCTGCGCGAGCAGATCGACCGCGAGCGCGGTCGAGTCGATGCCGCCCGAAAGTAGTAAGACCGTTTTCATTCGCCCTCCGTAAACTGCTCGTGCGGGACGTCTGCAAGGAATGCCTCAACCGCTTCGTCCGCTTCGGCTTCGCTGTCCACGTCATAGTTCGCGGTGCAGATCAGCGTGATGCCGCCGCGCGGTTTCTGCGTGACCGTGACGCTGCACGTCGACGGGCGGATGGCATGCACGACCTCGTCGAGCACCTCTGCGGCGAGCGCCTCGCAGAATATGCCCCGGTTGCGGAACGTACCCAGGAAGAGCTTCAAGGACTTCGATTCGAGCGCGTGCATGAATGGCTCGAACGTGATCCGCACCGTGTACAGGTCGGGTTGCCCCGTGACGGGACACACCGCCGTGACCTCGTCCGATTCGAGCACGACGTGCTCGACGCTGGGCGCGACCGAGATCGCCTCAAGCCCGACGTACTCCTTGGAGCCGAGCGCGGTTAACTCGTCCATTGCGCCGTCTCCTTCGCCCACTGCGCGCGCAGCCGCGCCTGCTGATCGGCGATGTATTGCACTTGCCCGATCAGCGACAGCCGCGAGTTGCGCGTGGGCAGGTTGCCGAACGTGTACCAGTTGCCGTAACACGAGGGACCGAGCGCCCACGATACAGCGTCCGCAGAATGGAACGGGAACGCGGTCAGCGCGTTATCGTCCATCCACCCGAAGCTGTGGAAGCGGTGCGGGTACGCTCGCGCGAAGCACTGCCCCAACCACGCGAGCGACTGCGCGATCGGTTCGCCGAATCGGCACGACAGCCCCACGCGCTGAAAAGTGCCACAGTAGGCGTCTAACAGGTCGAGCGGCTCGCCGATGTGGAACACGGGCATCACGCGCGCCCCGACCTGCGACCGCATGATATGCGCGTTGATCTGCGACCGCTTGCCGTCGCCGATGACGTCGAGCGCGACGACTGCCTCCCAGCATGCGCGCCGCGCCTCTGCGATCAGCTTGGGCATGTCGATTGCCTTGCCGCTCTTCCACGCACTGAAAGCGCCCGAGTCCAGCATCATGCGCGGGACGTCGACGTGCCAGTCCCGCTTGACGCCTTGCAGGTAATAGAAGCTGATCAGCAGACCGAGGTCGAGCTTCCGCCAAGGGATGCTCGTGTACGTGCGCCGCGCGTTGCCGTTGGCGCTGAAGGCGAGGTACAGGTTCACTCGACCCTCCCCGCCATCATGACGAGCGCCATGCCCTCGCTCATGCGCGCCTGCCCCGTCTCGGCGCGCAGGCGCTCGATGCCCTGCGCGATCTGTTCGTACTGCTCGGCAGTGACGAGGATGCGTTTCGCGTCCGTAGATCGGTGCGGCGACGACCCCGCGGCCTCGGCCGATTCCGCCGCGCTGCTTCGCCAATCGGCTTCGAGCAGTGGCTCCAGTTCGTGCGCCTCGAACCCCGTCAAGGCGAGATCCGTGCCCATGTTGCGGATGTCCTTGAGTTCTGCGGTCACGAGTTCCCAGTTCCAGCCGCCGCGTTCGGTCAGTTTGTTGTCGGCGAGGATGTAGGCGCGCCGCTGCGCCTCGCTCCAGCCCCGCGCGACGATCACGGGCGCGTCGGTGTACCCGATGCTCGCCCCCACCATCAGCCGCGCATGCCCCGCCAGGACCCCGTCGTGCTCGTCGACGAGTACCGGGATCGTCCAGCCGAACTCGGTCATGCTGCGCCGCAGGTCCGCGAGTTGCTGCTCGTCGTGCAGCCGCGCGTTGCGCTCGTAAGGCTTCAGGGAAGCGATGGCGCGCCTCTCCACAGGGGCGAACGCGGGACCGACCGCTTTCCCCGTGACGAGCGCGACGGACGCCTCAGAGCCGCTCTGTGCGCTCGCGCGGGGCGTTTTAGCGGGCATGACTCCCCCCAAAGCTCATTTGACGCATGCGAAAATCCTCTCCGGGAGGCGTTTCGCCGCGAAACCTGTATGTTTTGGAACCCCCCCTGGACGTGTGGAGTCGCGGCGACCCTCGACGGCGAGTCGCCGCGACCAACCCCGACCGCCGACGCGGCAACGAGTCGCGGCGCGGGGAACTGTTACGCGGAGGTACGGACGCGCGATCACTCGACGCCATATATCTCGCGTGATGTCTTGACCCCGTGGCAGTGAACACACAAGCCCTGCCAGTTGCTCTGATTCCAGAAAAGCGCAGAGCACCCCCGGTGAGGCACGACGTGATCGAGCACGGTGGCAGGCTCGCGCTTGCAGAGATTGCAGAACGGATTGCGCATGAGGAACCAATGCCGCAGTCTGCGGAAGCGCGAGTTGCTGGGGTTGAGGTTGCCGGCTTCCGTGTACCGTCGATTGGTCGTTGCGCTCGTGTGCGTTGCGCAGTAGCCGTGGTGGACTGCGTAGTTGGGACAGCGCGGGAATCGGCACTCCTGATAGGCGGCAGTGGGCATGGGTTACTCATACGTGCAGCGCGGATGATGCTCGACGATGCGCGTGGCGCTCTGATCGAGGCGCACCCAGCGATGGAAGCGGACGCCCGAGGCAGTGCTCGTCGACGGGGGTCCGATGCGGGTCAGGTATTGCGGGGTCAACGTGACGCTGCGCACCCTGCCGCTACTCGGTGCGCTCGCAGTGCCCCCACGCACGAGCGCGGCGGCTAAGGGGCCGGGAACGTAGCGGACATGCTCGCCGCTGCTGGTGATGAGCGACACGCGCGGGAAGTAGGTCTGCGCCATTCGACGTCTCGAAAGTCCAGACGCACGGGGGCAAAACGTCTGGGTGGGCAGGATGCTATTGCTTTTGTGTTAGGGCCTTGTCCGCACGGCCCGGGGGCTTTCAGAACCAGGGGTTAAATTTTTGGACCCGTTTTTTTCCAAATCCAAATTGAATGGTACGCCAGTTGCTCAACGCTGGCAAGGGCATGAAAAAGCCCCGGGGCGGAAAGGAGTCGTTCGCCCCGGGGTCATGACAGTAGAAAACGCAAAACACAAAACGAGAAACTTCCGAGGCTTCTATTCTATCCAATCTGCGGTGCTCGCGAGCAGTACCTCGTGACGCAGCCCGCCGATACTGCGCGCCCAGTGCAGCAGGTTGTCGAGCCGCTGCCCCACGAAGCGGCGCACGAGAGGCGCGCCGCGCACGATCACGCCATCGACGACATCGACGCGCACAGTAAAGCGCGAGCAACTAACCCAGTGGCTCTGCATGGAAGCACTTGAAGCAATCGGGGCAGAACATCATATCCCCCGGGTTGGGGCCGGGGGTGCCGAACACGAGCGGCGAGTGCCCGCACTCCAGCACGACGTCGTGCATGTTCTCCACGAACGCAACGGGACGCCACACGGCGACGACGCGCCTCTGGTTGCGCGGGTCGCGCGCTTCGGGCGTATCGGTCGGGGTCAGTTGGAACGGGTCAGTCATTCGTCGTCGTCTCCCATTCTGCGTTTCAGTTCACGGAAGCCCGCTTCCATCACGCGGGCGTAGTCGCGCGCTCGTTGCTGCGCCTGCACGGTCGCGAGCCACACGGCGCACGTGATCGTCCAGACGCCCCCGGCGAAGGCGTCGACCCAGTGCGCACGATAGACCTGCAACCCGCACGCGCTCGCGTTGAGCACGAGCAGCGCGACGAGGCCCCGGCGCAGGCGTCGCAGATCGCGGTCGTAGGTCATTTGGCACGATCCCGGCACTGGGTGCAAAGGGCGTACCCGCCCATCATGTCGGGGTTGCCGAAGATCATCACGCGATGCCCGCACGACAGATCCGCGTACTGCCCGCGCGTGCCGGGAATCGGCGCGGTCGAGACGATGCGGAAGCGGAAGCGCGCGCTATGCCTGCCGTCGTCAGGCTCGATGTAGGCACCCTCGCCGACCGGGATCTTCATTGCGGCTTCCCCTTGGGCGGCTCTTCGGGCGTGTGCATCACGTTGCGCATGCGGCGCACGGACTCGATCATGCCCATGATGTCGATGGGGTGTATCTCCAGACGGGGGCGCGGCACGCCCGCCGTACTGACGACCGTGAACCCCGTGCGCAGCCCCACATTCTCGCTGTCCCACACGTCGAGTTCGGCGCGGACCTCCGCCCAGCAGAGGTCGCGCGCGATCTCTTCGAGCGCGGCCATGCTCGCGCCCAGTTTGCGGAACGCGTTGCGCTCGTCGTCGGTCTTCGAGTCGAAGCGCGCCGCCACGGCGAGCATGATCGACTCGCGGTCGTATTTCTGCGCGAGCGTCCACAGCGCCTGTGTGCGCGCCGACGTGACGACGCCCAGCCGAACGTCGCCTTCCTCGGGCGCTTCGAGTGCTGCGCCCGCCTGCGCGATCTGCTCGGGCGTGATTGCGCCGAGCGCGTCGATGAGGATCTCTAAAATTGCCATGCGGTCATCACTCCATAAAAAGGGGCAGTCTGCCCATGTTAGCGGTCAGACTGCCCCAGGCTGAAGGAAACTACTTATGCGTTCACGCCGCCTGACCGCGTTTCTGCATGACGTGAACGGGCGCTTTTTTTGGCGCGGGTTTCAGTCCATACGCGGTCGGGTCGAAGTACGCAGTAAGGGGCAGCGTCGGATTCTTGCGCCCGATGTTGCCCGCGTGGAAATCGCGCTGCGCGTTGATTCCCTTTTGGGTGATGTGGAAGCCCCGCCCGGGCTTGAAGGCGACCCATTGTTGGATCAGCATCGAGCGGAAGGGGCGCTGATCGTATGCCTGCGCCTGTGAAATGCTCATGTAGACCTTGGTCCCGAACGTTTCGAGCATCGCGAATTGCAGGCTAGAGAGGCGCGTCATTGTGCCGCCCTCATCTCTGCGATGCGCGCGGGCGTCACCACGTGATCGTCGCAATACGCGCAGCATTCGCCCCCCGCGATGGGCTGCGGATTGTTGGGGTACTCGCGGAACGCCTCGCCGCAGATCGCGCAGACGGTCGGCGGTCGCTTCGCCGCGCTCGCGCTTGTGATCGCCCAGTGCCCATGCGTCGTGGGAATTACAACGACGCCGCGCTGCAAAGGATTGAGATGCAGCGCGACAAACGCGCGCGCTTGTGCTTCGGTTTCAAACGTCATAAAGTCCCGTCCTCTTCGATTGGCTCGTCAGTGTAATAGTTGGGGTCGCTGAAAATCGCGGGGCGGAACGACGACTTAATGCGCTGCTCGCATCGGTCGCAGACGCGCCCGCAATAGATGCCCCGCGCGTCGAGTAACTCGCGCGAGGGCAACCCTGATCCGCAGTTGCAAAGTTTCATCAGTATTCCTCCGGTAGCAGGAGCGTCGTCGACGAGCGGTCGGCTTCGGTGATGATGTAGAGGCGATTGCCCTCGGGGAGTTGATAAGCGGACAGCAGGCGGTTGCCGCTCACGAGCGCGGTGTCGTTGGCGTGCTTGTCGTGCTTGTCGATGTCGCCCCAGTCGCCCCGCGCGTGGCGGTTGAGGAAGTCGTAAGGCGCGAGATGCACTTCGCGGAATACGCGCAGCGCCCCGGACGTCGCGACGATCTGGCCCAGCGGGAAGCTCTTCATGCTCGCCCCCGTCTCGCCATGCTCGTGCGAGCGTCGGCTGCTGCCCCGGGCAGCTTGTCGTAACCCTGCTCGCACTGCTCGCACCCGATGCGCTTGCCCACGAACAGTTGATGGAGTTTCACTTCCTCCTGCGAGCGGATCAGAATGTGCTCGCAGTCGAGCACGATCTGATAGACGCGCCCATAACGGGTCATGCGCTCAATGCTGCCCATCATGCCACCGCCTTCTTGACGTCGTGCAGCTTGCCCGCTGCCATCGCATCGAGTCGCGCCTTGCGCTGCGCCACCGTCATTTTCTTCCAGCGCGACTTACTCGCTGCGCTGACTTTCTTCGACCATTCCTCGTGGCCGGGATGATTGGGGTCGCGAGGATGCGTCGCCTTTTTCGCGAGCCTGACCTGCATGCGTCGTCTCATCTCTGCGCTGCGCTCGGCGGGGTCGTCGCTCCAGCCCTTCTTCGCGTTCTTTACTTGTTTCGACTGCGCACGAGCGGCGCGGTTCGTGAGCCTCACACTCGCGCCGTTCTGTAGCTGGTCGAGTTCGCGGCGGAACTCGTCGACGTGGCGCTGCAATACGTCGAGCACGTGAACCATGCCCGGGAGCAGTGCAGCCATCCCCATCTGCGCGTATGTTGCTGTCTCGTTTTTCGTTTCTTTCATTTCTCGTTTGTTCTCCTTGTGCTCGTCATGAGCATCTTTTGACATCAGATATTAGTATAAATGGGTGCGGAATGCCAGCGTCTGCTAGTCAAGACGGTGTCAAATCATGCCGCTTTAAATACCTGACTTATGACGAGCGGGACAAACCCCCACGAATACATGGCGCGAAACCTGTTCCGCTTCCACAGCGCGCAGAGTGCCTCGTGGATCTCGCTCGCGCTCGCCCCGGGCGCTTCGTTGAGAACCCGATAGACGATGCCGTCGTCCGGTGCGGGCATGTTGGTCACTTTGGCGAGTTCTTGGAGCGACGCGCGGACGAGGTCAACGTCTTCCCTCGTGTGCGCGATTTGGCGGGGTCTGTCGCGGGCGCTGCGCGCTTCCCGCTGGGGAACCTCCTGGGATACCCGCTCTTCCCGGGCGGGCTGTTTGCGCTGCACGCGGGGAGGGGGCATCGGGATCGTTTTCTTCGTCGTCGTCGTCGGGTTTTCCACCGCTGCGGACGACGAGCGCGCCGCGCCGTTTTGCGCGTCGTCGACGATACAAGAATCAGGAATCAATAACCCAGAATCCACTCGGCTCGACGTGGTAATTACACTGTCGACACACTGTAATTCCACTGTGCTGTCGCAAGTCGTTGCAGGAGCACCGTTTACAGGAGGCGGCGCGGGCAGTCTGCTCTGCGCTTCGCGCGGGTCGGGATTTTGGTGCTGCCGCCACTTGCTCACTTGGATGTAGGGAACATCCCCTACTCGGTACAGTTGCAGCAAGTGCCTTTCGCAGAGCTTTTGCACAAGGTTTTCCACCGCTTCCCAAGACACCTCGTCCCAGAGCGGCATGCACAGTGCCTTGATCTTTTTCGGGCGATGTTCGAGGCGTCCCTCGCGGTCGGCGATCATCCAAAGCCCCGTGAACAGAATATAGGCATACGGCCCGAGTTCGGCGATATCCTCGTTGCTCATGATTCCAGGTTTTATGTTGCGCGATCTCATGGGAAGTTCCTTTCGTGTTGTTCGAGCCACGCGAGCATCCCCTCGACGCTGTCGACCGTGCCGATGGCGAGTTGATACCCGATGCGGATCTCGAAGTGTTTCGTGTCCTGCTCTGGCGAGGGCTTCGCGCCAGGGCGTTTGAATTCGAGCAGAAACCCGGGGCGGCGCGCGTGCAGGCAGGCGTAATCGGGAGTGCCCTTGGGCGCGCCTTTGATCCAGCGCCTGTCGTCGACGCTTTTAAACGTGCCCGAGTGAACGCGCACCACGAAGTACCCGCGCAGCGCGAGCAGATCGAGGCACGCGCGGATCACTTCGCGCTCCGAGAGGCGCGGCAGCTTCGCGGGCGTGAGGCGGAACGTCACGCGAGCGCCTGCCTCATGTGCCAGCGGCAGGCAACGCAGACCCGCTCCAGTTCGCGCTCGTCGTTGAAGGCGATACGACTACGGCGCGCCTGCGGTGTGACGTGCTGGCTACAGAACGTGTAATCGAACCCGAACAGTTGAATATGCCGCCTGCCGCTCACGAGGCG